TTATGGTGATGAGGAACATTTTGAAGATGTCCTACAGGATTATGTTGAATCGGGGTTTGTAATCATTGAGAATTACAGGGATAAGACAAGAATACAGATGAAGGCGTATTCTGAAATGTATGCCAAGTACAAAGGCCAATATGATTGGATTGCATTCTTTGATTTTGATGAATTCCTGTTCATGAATGGCATGGATGCCAAGGAGTGGCTGAAGGGATTCCCAGAGGACTGTGAGGAGGTCTTGACCAACTGGATGTGCATGACCGATAACAACCTGGTTACATACGATGACAGACCACTGGTTGAGAGGTTTAAGGAGGTAATGCAGCCAGACAGACCAATACAGTATACTTTTCCAGATAATTGCCATGTGAAAAGCATTATCAAGGGTGGACTGAATGTTGTGTTCGGTGGAAACCCACATGTTCCAGATACACCTCTCAAGGCTTATAACGCCAGCAGGGTAAGATGTCAGAACAGTCCATTCCAACCAATTGATTGGTCAACAGCTCATCTTAGACATTTTACAACCAAAACGGCTGAGGAATATTGCAGCAAACTCCAGAGAGGCACTCCTGACCGTCCGTATGATGTCTTCCTCAAGACATATGTTGGAAGATTCTGGCGATATAACGAAAGAACTGACGAGAAGGTTAAGTTCTTCGAAGAAAAGGGTTACAGTGGGGTATAACTCCACTTGTAACCTTTATATTGTTTGTATACACCATGACAAACCTTCGAGACATTAGCTATGTCATATCCGTTTCTCCCACATTCTGCCAATGATGGGTATGTATTAACAAGTTCACCGTCAAAAGTGTATTGGTATACTTTCTTTGAACGTTTGCCATTCCTCTCTTTCTCTATAATTCTTTTGACTCTAGTTCCATACGACAAATTGTAAGCAAGAGTACACCATTCGAGGTTTTCAACAACGTTATTGGTGTGGCACTCATCCTTGTGATTTACCTGTGGTAGGTTATCTGGATTTGGTATGAAAGCTTTGGCTACCAGTCTGTGTACTGGATAGTTTTTACTCTTGTTGCCCTTCCACAACATAACCCTTTTATAACCACCAGTACCATAGTAGAAGATTTTTAGTTTACCGTTCCTAACATTCATAACTCTACCTTCACTACTCACTTGGTACAATCCTTCGTATCCTTCAATATCTTTCCATTGTTCCATATGCTAAATTATTAGATTTAAGGTGTCTAGAAAGCTCTAGAATCGTTTAAAATTGTTTTTGTGAGTAACTATACCCCTCAGAACTTTTAACGGCTCTGAGGGGCTTTATTTTAATTGTTTTAAACCGATTATGCTTTATTATACATTAAACTTCAAAAACATAATAAACTTGTTATAACGCTCAAATGGCAGAACGCTAGAACTATATTCTGCGAATCCGAACTCTTTGTAGATTGTTTGTGCTTCTTCTAAAAGCAATTCTTTATGAATATATTCATCACTAATTGCATTTACAGCCTCCATAAACTTTGTGGCACTTTTAGCGTTTAAGATGTTTTCCACTTTTTCAACATCAAGCTCTGGATTTGAAATGGATTTGCCAAAACCTTTAACTAGTAAAATTTCTTTTGCATTCATAACTTAAAAAAATTAAAATATAAAACATGGCGGCTAGTAGTTATCTGGCAAACCTATTATCTATCACACATACACACGTAAGGCTGAAGCATCTAATGCCTCATAAACGTTTTACCTATAAAGTTGGATTACGTTGCCTGTGTTTTTGTTACATTGCAAATATACAAATTTTTTTTGAGAAAACCAAATCCCTTAACATCTTTTAACATAAAAAACGACCAGCGATAGCCTTGAACTATCACCAGTCGTGTCTCCCACTACAGTGAGAGCTATATATTTGGCAAAAAACAATAATGTCTTACCTATATTCATTTTTCAATTTTCCTTCCAACTGCCATTTTGGGCAATATTCTGAATTATATTGAAACCATTTGCTCCATACAATTCCGTCTTTACTCCAATGTTGATATCTCTTTTCCATATATCAATAAGGTAAGTCATCTGGTACTTCGTTCACAATCATCTTTTTCACCTGTTCTCGTTCCTTCAACTTTGCTTGAATCATCAGCATCATCTTCTTCATTTCAGCTTCTGACATATCATCAATACCAGTTGAAGTTTCAACATTTGCGTTTATATCACACCAGGTGGCTTTATCAGCAATACAGATTCCATTTCCTTCCAGAACCTTTGCAAGTGGAACATTGAAGTATTTCTGAATCTGTTCAGCGTTCGGAGTCAATAGCCACTTATCATCAACCCTTGATACATCTACAAGCTTTGCATCAACCAGAGATTGAATACAGCGTTCAGTTTCATCCTCTTCCATCTTGCAAGCCTTTGCAAATTGTTTTGCATAATATTTCACACCACCTTGGGATTGCCATCCCAGAATCCACATGAGCACCTTAAGCACTCTTGAATCACAAGCCACTATTAGTTGTGTACTTGGATAAATCCTTTTGTTTTCCATCATTGTCTTTTTACCTTTAGTTATTTAAAAATCGGGGTTGGAATAAAGAGTGCCAACCCCATCCACTCAATTCACACTAACTAAACCCTAAACATTCTTACATTGCAAATATATGTAAAAAAAGTTAAAATTCCAAATTTACAGACAACTTTTTTTCGTTTCTTATTCTCACTGCACCTTTATTCTTGTTAGCTTGTTTATATTTCTCGATTGTTGATGGATTGTTTCTATTTTCTTTTGGGGTCACAAGCCTTAAATTATTAATGTTGTTGTTCAGTCTGTCTGTATCGATATGGTCTATTTCCATTCCGTTTGGTATTTTCCCATTGAAAATCTCCCACATTAGTCTGTGAACTAGTTTTGTTTTACCAGCAATAGAAACGTATTCATATCCATTCACTTGATGTTTCTTGAGGTGTAGTGTTTCTGTATAAAATTCGCCATCAGTCGTGGCATAATGTACCTTACCATTATCACTTTCAAATTTCTTGTAATCAGTCTTTTCAAGTTCATTCATTACCTCTTCTATTTTTAATTCTTTGTATGTCTTTTTGTTGGTCTTATAACTAATCTTTGCATTTATTATTTGTTTTCTCATTTCTGATATTTCATTCATCAGTTTTTCTTCCTCCTTTATTTTCTCTAATTCTTCTTGATATTGTTGGAGTTTTGCTTTTAAAAATTCAATTCTATTACTCATGTTTTGTGCTTTTTTCTGCAAACTTATACAAAAAAATTTAGAATTCAAAATATTTTTTAAGAAAAATTTGCTTTTTTGAAAAAAAATGTATAAATTTGCAGAGATACATATATTTATATATAAGCAAACGTCTAGCTAACGATTGCTTTTGTCGCTGGTTGGTAGGGTTTCAGCAAGACCTTTAAATCTCCCTACCAACCTTAAACAAAAAGGTCTTGGTGCTGAAAATAATGATTTAAAGGAAAAGAAAATGAATTATCAAGATGTAATGAAGGATAGTAAATTCTATCTACCTATGAACTTAAATTTAGGATATCTGTTGAAAGATACTGAGATTATGATACTCATGAACGTTATCAATTGTGACATCATTCATGAGAAACTCAGTGTGAGAAAACTACAAGCCTTTACAGGTAGGTCAAATAATACAGTTCAGAATGCATTAACCAGACTTAGAATACTTCAGCTTATTGAAGAATTTAAGCCAAATTATGACAGGTTGAAATATGTCTTTGATAATGTAAACAACGCCACTTCAATTAATGAAAGAAAGAACTGGTGTAAAGTGTATCAGAAAACGATACAAGAAAGTGTATCGAAAACTGATACAAAAAGTGTATCGAAAACTGATACACAGATAAAGAAGATAGATAAAAAAGATGAAAATAAAAAAGATATTAAAAAACCCTTTAATATATCATGTGATGTTTTAAATGAAGAAATTGAAAAGTTCTGTTCTGAAGAGAACAAACCATCAAACACAGAAACTATGTTTGCTCATCTTCATTTACCTTCTGTTAAAAAAGTTTAAAAATAAATTGCTTAAAATTTGGAATTGTCAATTATTTTTTATATATTTGCAATAAATAATAAACCTTAAACACTGAAAGACAAATGAGAAAAAACAAATGCATTTACGACTATCAACTCTTGGAAGGTGAAGAGTTAAAACAAATCGAAGATTTCCCAAGGTATATGGTTTCAAATATGGGTAGAGTCTTTTCATATACAAACCCTGAAAAACCAAAGTTGTTAAGAGCTGGTGTGGACGGAGGTGGTTATCCTCAAGTGACTCTAATTAAAGATGGAAAGAAGTATTCAAAAAAAGTAAGTAGAATTGTTGCTGAGGCTTTTATAGCAAATCCGTATAATAAGCCACAGGTGGACCATATCAATACTGTGAAAACAGACTCAAGAGCTTGCAATCTTCGCTGGGCAACAGCTAGTGAAAATGCACTTAACAACATAACATATGTTAACCGTTGCAAACGAATGCAAGCGTTGGCAATTGAACGTTCTTACACAGTCTATGCTTATTCCAAGGATTTTGAAATGGTTTCAGCCTTTACATCAACAAGTTCAGCTGCAAAAACAATGAACTACTCTCAAGGTAACATATGTTCTTGCTGTCAAGGTTCTTTACCAACCTACAAAAATTTGATTTGGAGTTATGACCCAGAGCTAACACCTGAAAAGAGAGAAGAACTTCTAGAACAGGGAAAGGAAAAGTTCATCAGGAACAGGCTATCAACGTATTCAGCCGTTGAAAAATACAGAAAAAATCCAGAGAACGTTGAGAAAGCAAATAAGAAGGCTTTGGAGTGGTATTACAACCACAAGCAGTACATTAAGGAAAAAAGGCATAGGGAATATGAGGAAAGAAAAAACAAAAGAAGAAAAGAAGGCGCAACGCAGGATGTACTATGAAGCCCATAGAGAGGAAATACTAAGAAAATACAGAGAGAAAAAACAAAAAACAACCTTCCAAGACAGAATTACAATCTGGAACGAGCAAATTGAAAAAAGACTAGAAGAAGAAAAAGATAAAACAATAAGATTCTGGCTTGAAAGTCAGGAGAAATTTAACAAAATGATGATGGATGGGGAAGCCTAAGAAAACAATTTATGTATACCAAGATGGTGAATTCTTGGTAAAATGTGAGTCTATGTGCAAAGCTTCAAAAATGACAAGGGATACAATGGGTTGCATCGATAATATACTTAAGAAAAAACCACATTGGTCTAAGAGAGGATTCTTCTATTCATACAAGGAATTAAGACCAGACCAGTTACCAGATTTTACAGAGCCGAATGTAAAAATTATACCAAGGTATTTTGAAGATGAAGTTAAAGAGGTTGATGAAGATAAAAAGTGCTTCATACCAGCTAAAAAGACAAAGGCAAAGGCAGACCTTAAACAGTTCATCTATGTTCACCTTGCACAGCATTGGAAGACAGTTCCAGCATGTGTTGCAAAGATGGAACGAAGTTACCTTGGACAATTATTGGATTCTTTATAAGACTTTTATATTTACACTTTTAATTATTTTTTGGGGCTTCAATATCCGACTGGTGAGAAGCCCTTTTTAACTAACACGCTTAAATAACTAAACTATGAACAGAAAATATGCAGATAAATGTGAGGATGATGATTTCGAGATGTTTCTTGATTTTAATAAAACAACGTTCAAACTTAAAGACTTAAAGAAAACCGAATATATGCATGAGACAGATGCAAGTGGATATACAGAAGATGGAAGAACAGTTGAAATTGAACTGAAATACAGAAACATCAATATGGACAAATATGATACAATCCTCATTGAACCATACAAATTCATGTATGCAAAACAAAATAAACAATCAGTACAACTGTATGTTAATTTTACAAACGATGATTATGTCATTGTATATAACCTTCATAAAGTAGGATGGGTGGAAGAAAAAGTATATAACATACAAAGCAAACTTTATGAAAGGGTTAAATCATCAAAGCGATATGAACTGCCAGTTGACAGAGCATGGATATATCAAAAAGTAAACAATCATTATAAACTAATACAAAAAGGGTGGTAAACAAACTATCCTTTTTTTATATTGGCATATCATCAACCATTTCAGCAATCTCTTCATCCCTGGTTAACTGTTTTAGGTATGTTGCAATCGTGTTATGTGAACGAGCCATCAGCGATGCAAGACCATTGACGGTAGCACCAGGACGGTTGAGATAATGCTGTGCAAACGAATTGTTGCTGATGTTACTTTCATAATCTTTTTTTGTTTGCAAAGATAGAGAAAATAACTCAAATTGGGTCACATTAACGGTCACATTTAAGAATATTTATATCTAAAATGGTCGCATTTAAATTATCTGAAACCATTATAAACAGGGGATAGGCCACTTTCAGAACGAACCTTCCCTTTTTTAAGCTAAACTCTTGATATTCAAGAGAATTTGATTATATTTTATTATGTGGGTCTCACTTTAAGACTCACATAAACTATAAACATGAACAAAAACTAGATTAGTTATATTTATAGAGAAATGATAATATACATGGAAGACTACACATTATTCCTTGATTATGTGGGAAAGAACTATGACCAGATTCAAGGAAAGATTAAAATCATCTGTGGTAGAAATAAGCAACCGTATAACCAGGACTTTTTGCAGGATAGTATTATCCGTTGTCATAATGCTATTAAACGAAGGGGATATATGAAAGACAAAACACCATATGGCATAGAGAGCTATTTAATCAGGGCTTATTTTACCAATGTGATGGAAGACAAAAGAGCAGCGTATAATAAGAAACGAGACAGGAACTATGACAGTGAAAACATAAACGAACTCTACGAAACTTATTACAACGAAAACAATACATCAGCCATTGAAAAAATTAAACACGATTTTGAAAAGGATTTCTCAGTATTGTATATAATGACACAAGTTGAAGAACATTTTCCCCCTGAAGATTTCTATTTGTTCAGATTGAAAACATTGTGCAATATGACATATAAACAGGTTGCAGAGAAAACAAACCTGAAAGGTGTAAGGACACGCATACTGGAAGTTAAGAAATGGCTGAAAGAAAACATAACGAAAGACGAAGTTAAAGATAAGTTCTACGAAATATATAAGGATTTACTATGATTATATTATTACAGGCATTAGCAGCATTGATTATATTCTTTGTTGTTAACTATGGTGCATATTGGCTGACAGAGGTTAAGGGGCTACCAGCATGGCTACAATATAAGCCCTGGGTGTGTAGAATGTGCCTTACATTCTGGAGTTTAATGGCTATCTACATTACACTTTGGTTAAGTTTCTCATGTTTATATATAGCAATATACGGTATTCTACTTGCGATTTTAAATGCAATTGCAATGTGGGTAGACCAGAGAGACCGTACTGTGAAAATTGAAGACTTCGATAAGATATTGGATGAATAATTTGGAATTTTAAATATTTTTAGATATCTTTGCAATAATTCACAATAGTGTGAAGAAATGCAAAATATTAAATTATGGGAAGACCAAAGAAATATCTAACTGAAGAAGATAGAAAAGCTGCAAGGAGGGAGACAAGGAAAAAGTGCGAAGAATGTAACAAAAATCTATGGTATAACAGAAATACAGAAAGATAAAACGATAAAATTATAAGACAATGATTGTAAACGGAATTAATTGGACAGATGAAGACATCAAGACGGTAGAGCGATTCATCGAGATTAAGAACAAGGGTTATTACGCTGATGGTAAACAATTAACTGATTACTATAACAGATTACTTGGCAAACATGTAAATGTGACCCAGTGTGGCTCATGTCTAAGACAGAGAGTTGGAGAGCTTGAGGGAGCTTTAAATCATGCCAGAGAGCTTGAAAGACTTGCAGCTGAGAAGAAAGCAGCTGAAGAACCAAAGCCAGAACCTAAGAAGACAAAAGCTAAGAAGTAATGGGTAATTTTGCAGCAGAGAGCCATAGCCTACCAACGTTCAAGGAGAGGAAAGCTGCAAAGTTGAAAGAGGGTGGCACTAACTTCTCAAAATGGCTTAAGGCAGATAAGATTGTCGATGAGATTTATGTTGACCTATGTAATGGGTTTACCAAATCTGATATTATCCAGAAGATAATGGAAGGTATGTATGAACATCAGGAAGGTAAGGGCATCAAGGAAAGGACAGCATTTGATTATCTCAAGGCAGCACAACAGAGATTAATGTATGACTTTGAATCCCAGGCTGAGGAGATGAGGGCCGACCTGTATGGTAAGCTTATAGCAGTCTATGCGGATGCTGTGAAATGTAATGACAGATATAACGCAATACAAGCTGTTAACACCATTATGAAGCTCACAGGTGTCGCAAAGGATAGACCACAGAATAATATCCAGGTTAATGCAAATCAGGAAGGAATAACCATCAATTTTGGTTTTAAGAAAGACGAAGAGACAAATGAGGATTAATTTTGACATTAATTTAACAAAGAAGCAACAGGAAGCCTATGATATAATACACAAAAATGATTGTAGGTTTCTTGTTGCTCGTTGGTCCAGACAGTGTGGTAAGACCATCTTTGCTGAAATTATGTTGATTGAATATCTATGCAAACCCAATACATTTAATGCATATATATCGCCTTCTTATGCTCAAGGTAAGAAAGTATTCGCTGAACTGGTACAATTGCTTGAATCAACAGGTATTGTGGCAAAAGCAAATGCATCTGATTTAAAAATAGATTCAATATATGGTTCAACCCTGAAGTTCTTCTCAATGGAATCACCAACATCTATTCGTGGTAATACAGTATCTGGTATTTTGGTAATGGATGAGGCTGCATTCTTTCCTGTACAGCTGGCTTCTGGTGAAGACCCTTATTACAACGTCATCTTTCCAATTATAAAGGCTAGAAAGCCAAAAGTATTGGTTATATCAACACCAAATGGTAGACAGGGAATGTATCATGATTTATATCTCAAAGCATATAATGGCGAAAAAGGATATTATCAGCTTACAGCAACGATATATGATGATGATTTAATTTCAAAGGAAGAAATCGAGGAATTAAAGAAGGGATATCCGCCACTTGCATTTGAACAAGAGTTTGAAGTAAAATTCCTTGACAATGCATTAACGGTATTCCCTAATTTTGAAACATGTTTTGATGGAAAATATAATGATGGAAAGTGCTGGATTGGTATTGACCCATCATCTGTTGGTGAAGATAACACTATTGTTACCATTGTGAACAACGATAACCAGGTGAAACAGTATAAGATTGATGGAGAATTGGATGTAAAATATGATAAGATTGCGAAAATTATCAACAAATATAGCCCTGTTGCCACATATATTGAAAATAATTCCATTGGGTCTGTTATGGCAAATGAAATCAAGAAAAAACTGGTAAGAAAGTCTAATTTCTATGAATTCACAACCACAAATGACAGTAAAAAACAATATATCTCGCTTATATCAGTGGATATTGCGAACAACACTATACATTTCGAGCCTGATAATAAGCTTTTATACAGTGAATTATCAACATTCACCTTCAAATTAACAAAAACTGGAAATATTACCTATGCTGCAAGGGATGGATTTCATGATGACACAGTGACATCGCTTGGTATTGCACTACAATGCAAGCAGGATTTCCAATATAAACCAATTAATAAAGATAACTTCGTTAGAAGCAACATTAAATTCTTCGGATAATGGAAGATAAAGAGAAAGATTATATAGATTTCGGTCAATGGAATGTACCTTCAAGCTGGTCTGAGGTGACACTTAAGAAATTCCAGGACATTCAGAACTACTATGACGGTATAAGTGGTGAAACCAAGTTCGACATTAGGGAGGTATTGCATATCCTGTGTGATAAGACTGTTGATGAGGTCAATGCACTACCTTCAGAGTTCCTTGATATGATACTGGAGAAACTTGTATTTCTACAAACACAACCAGAGCAGCAAGAGCCAACCAATAAGATTAAGATAAATGGTGAGACATATTCAATCCATTTTGAAAATCAATTAAAGACAGGTGAATATATTGCAGCAGACACAGTGTTGAAGAATGACAAGAATAACATTGCACTTCTGCTTGCTATTCTATGTAGGAAGGATGGTGAGGTGTATGACAGCAAGTTCGAGAACGAGGTAGTACCAGAGAGGGAGAAGATGTTCGAACAACAGCCAGTTATTAATATATTGCCAATTGCAGCTTTTTTTTTAACATTGTACGGACAATCAGTGATGCTTTCCCAGTTGTATTCAAAGGTGGAGGAAGCAATAAACCACACAGCCTACAGTATAGAGAATTCGGGCAAGATTGGGGTTTTCAAAAGGTTATATTTGAAATGGCGGATAACTCAATTACAAAAGTCGATGAAGTCAATCAACAGTACATCCAGGACACGCTCACATTCCTTACGTACCTTATTCAGAAAGGCGAAATGGAAGAGATTGAAGAAAAATTTCAGGATAATCTGAGAAAGGCTAAGGGTAAGGGAAGATAGATTATGTAGCAGAATAAGGACACAGTAACATGTGCCCTTTTTTTCATGTTTAACTAAAACTATAATATATGATTAAAGATTTCGTGGAGTTATTCAAGAACATAGCATTGCGCCATAAATTGGTTCGTACTTTTCGCTACCAAGAGAAGATATTCAACAATGCTCAGAATAACTATAAGACATATCAGGTGTATATGGACACAATATCGCTGCATCAGTTGAACATCACAACCAATATTTTTACAAGTGAGTTCGAACTGTATATATTGTCACAGCCTGATGGCACAAGTGGAAATACAGTTGAAGACGTACAGTCATGGGCCTTCACTATAGCTGTGGATATACTTGGGGTGTTGGAAAACTGGGATGAGTATAAGGGTATATTGTCATTACATGATTATTCAATTCTTCTACTTGACAAGTACAGCGATGACAATTCAAGCGGGTGTAAACTCTCTGTGGTACTTGAAACACCAAGCCCACTCAATCTATGTGAACTTGATGACCACTTTAATGATGAACCATATCCAGAAGACCCAGATACACCAATTGATATACCTACATCTGAAATAAATGAGATAGATATAAATCCTATCCATCTTCCAAAGAATAGGAATTGCTAATGGATTTACAGAAAGCATTTAAGGAACTTGCAGAAGAGGTAAAGCAGATTCTCAAGTATCGTATCGTTCATTATGGCGTTAACCAAAAAACAGGTACGAATACCCTGCAAGGCTCTGAGTTGGAAGCATCCATTGAGATTAAACCAACTGAAAATGGTATTTCATTACAGATTGCTGATTACTGGGAGTTCGTGGCCCTTGGATGGAGAAGAACACACAGGTTCGAAGGAACGATGAATCAGTTTGTGAGAAATATTACCGATTGGGTTAGAAGAAAGGGCATATCAGTACCAAACATGACCCAATCACAATTGGTGTTTGTCATTATCAGGAACATTATGAACAACGGATTGAGAGAGAGGCCGTTTATGGTTTATGATGAAGAAGGTGATTTAT